TTCGTTCAATGACGAAAAAATTGGTAAAGGGATGTCTAGCCCTGTGGTTAGAGCAGTCCAATACCTCGAAGACGCTGATTATATCATCGGCCATAATATCTTGGGTTATGATCTCCCTCTCATCAAGTCTATCTTTACTTGGTTTAATCCCGTTGGGGTCATTATTGATACTCTTCTTTTATCTAGGTTATATCATCCGAACTTACTCGATATAGATAAAGCACGTGCATGGCCACATATGCCATTACAATTATATGGACGCCACTCCCTTGAGTCCTATGGTTACCGATTAGGTGAGTATAAAGGAAACTTTTCACAATCGACAGATTGGCAAGAGTGGTCTCAAGAAATGGAGGATTATTGCGTTCAAGATGTCAATGTAACCACCAAATTATGGAACCATTTCCTACCATACCTGAATGGGTCACGCTAGAACATCAGGTAGCACAAATACTTACAGAACAAGAGCAACATGGATGGTACTTTGATGAACGAGCTGCACGGGAACTTGAATCTGCTCTCCGAAAAGAGTATGAAGATACTGCGCAGCTATTACGAAACAGGTATCCTTTCGTCAAAGGATCAGAATTTACTCCTAAGCGAACTAATGCTAGAACAGGATACGTTGAAGGAGCTACACTCACTAAATTAAAAGATTTTAACCCTACATCAAGGGATCATATATCGTGGATCTTACAGACACATTATGGCTGGACGCCTTTATCACTGACGAACTCAGGGAAGGCGGTTATAGACGAGACCGTTTTGAAAGACATTGGCTCGGATATAGCTCTTCAGTTCTTGACACTACTAACTCTGACGAAGCAGTTAGGGATGATATCCGAAGGCGTGAACGCATGGCAGAAGCTATGTACGACGTCTAGTAGGATACATCACCATTGTTCAGTAGCAACAGCTACATTTAGATGTGCTCACCGCACTCCAAATTTAGGTCAGGTGCCTAGTGATGAAAGATTTCGACGTTTATTTACGGCTAGTCCGAACATGCGAATGGCTGCTGCTGATCTTAGCGGGATTGAGCTACGTATGCTTGCTCACTATCTCGGTAGATATGATGGAGGGAGATACGCTAGAGTGCTTCTCGAAGGGGACATACACCAAGAAAATGCAGACAAAATTGGAATCTCTAGAAAACAAGTTAAGACAGTAACCTATGCCTTCCTATATGGGGCAGGCGATATTAAAATCGGACATTCTTATGACAAACAGTTATCTGAGGCGACAGCCAGAAAGAAAGGTAAAGAAATTAGAGAAGCTTACGTTAACGCTATCGACGGGCTTAAAGAGCTTTTGGAAGCGGTACACAAAGCTAGTGAGAGAGGGTATGTCCTCGGATTAGATAAGAGAAAGATATTAGTAGATAAGAAACATAAAAGTTTAAACTACCTTTTGCAAGGGTCGGCTGCAATCGTAGCGAAAAAATGGATGGTTATCACTCATGACCATATCAAAGAAATGGGTCTACACTGCAATCAGCTCGCTTTTATTCATGACGAGTTGCAGTACGAATCCCAGCCAGAACATGTTGATGATCTCAAATCTCTTCTTGTTCTCTCCGCTGCTGAAACAGGCGAGTATTACAATATGCGAATACCCGTAGCTGCTGAAGCTAAGGATGGTCTTAACTGGGCCGACACACACTAATTTATGAAGATACTATGTGATGCAGACTTCATCGTCTACAAAGCATGCGCGGCTGCAGAAAGTGAAGTGGATTTTGGTAACGATGTTATCCTTGTCACTTCTCACTTTAGCGACGCATACAATGCAACAAAGCGAGAACTTACCAAGCTTCAAAACAAACTTGGGACATTCTCTGATATAATACTGTTCTTTTCGGACAGTGTAAATTTTAGGAAAAAAATATTACCAGAATACAAGGGTCATCGTAATCGTAAGAAACCTTGTGGATACAAGCGTGTGATAGAGGCTTTAAAGAAAGAGTATAAAGTTATCATTAAAACTGGACTCGAAGCTGACGATACGATGGGCGTTTACGCTACTAAATATACTGGTAATATTATAGCCTCACCTGATAAAGATATGAGGCAAATTCCCGGACAATTATATAACTTCGATGAAGTTTTCACAATCGATCCTGTTGATGGTGCTAAGTGGCATTTAATACAGAGTTGTGCTGGAGACCAGACCGATGGTTACTCAGGAGTCCCCGGAATTGGAGTCAAAAGAGCTACAACTATATTTGAAGAGAAAGGTTATAGTTGGAAGACAGTTCTTGGTATGTTTGAAGACAAAGGATATACTGAAGAAGATGCTTTAACTAATGCTAGACTTGCAAGAATACTAACAGTAGATGACTATGACTTCACAAAAAAACAACCTAAATTATGGTCCCCCTCCTCCGATTACAGAATTGACGATGGAGCAGGATCTACAAATGAGGAAGCTAGAGCTAAGCTTAAATAGTGGCAATGTCAAACACGAAGATATTGTCACTGTCTTCCTTGCCATGCAGAGACAAAACTTTGTCATGGGAAATTCAATCAGAAATTTAATTGACAAATGGCCAAAGGTCCATCCTACTATCAACGAGGAACTATCAATGTTTGGGATTTTATTAGAGACCAAGGATTGAATTTCCATCTTGGTAATGCTATTAAGTATGTCTGCAGAGCAGGTCATAAAAATAGTAAAATAGAAGATTTAGAAAAAGCAATTCACTACTTAGAGAACGAACTCCACCATGAAAAAGACCTTTATTTCCGAGCAAGCCAAGGAATTCCGTACGAGGTACAAACTAAAGAACTCGACGGATCGGCAGACTACATCATATCAGAAAAATCTGATTGTTGAGGAGTTTAAAGAATTCCTTGAAGCTGATGGGTTTCTCTTTAGACATGGTAAGAATGTTCAGGAAGAATGTTTAAAAGAACTAGCTGATCTAGTATATGTATGCTATCAATATGCTGAGAATATGAATTGGTTTCTAGATGAAGCATTAAATAGAGTACAGGAAAGCAATATGTCCAAGCTCGATGAGGACGGTAAACCAATATATCGAGAAGATGGAAAGGTTCTTAAAGGACCAAACTATAAACCACCTAATCTAGAAGATTTAATCTAATGACTGCAGAACTTATATCTCGCACAGGGCGGGTCCAATCTTGGTTGGATAATCCTGAATCAAGACTGCCAGTGAGCTGTACGGTATTTGTCGTCGAAGACTCAATGGAGGGTGAAAATGGAATCGAAGCCAGCTGGAGATTTGTCTCACATGCACTCAGACATGGAGCAGGCGTTGCTGTCCATCTATCAAAGCTCAGAGCCAGAGGAAGTGAAAACGGAAAAGGTCTTACAGCTTCTGGCCCAGTATCATTCGCTAAAATCTATTCAACATTAAATGAAACATTACGCAGAGGGGGGCATTACAAGAACGGGGCTGTCGTGGCTCATCTTGATATCAATCACCCCGATATTCTTGAGTTCGTGCAGCTTGGAAGGCATGATGCTCCGTGGATTAAACGCACCGTCGATCTCGACCCCGGACTTTGGAGCTCAACCCCAGCCCACGTTAAAGACGCCATCCTTGAAGGAATCAAATCCGGTGACATCTGGCTTAACAAAATAAAGTACGAACATGGAAAACGAGTATACGGAAACGTGTGTCTTGAGGTTTACTTGCCCTCACGAGGAACGTGCTTGCTCCAGCATGTCAATCTCGCTGCCTGTACTACACGGAATATCAAAGAGGCTTTTGCTACAGGTATGTCCGAGTTGTGCGATCTCCATGGCCGAACAGGTGTTGGAGGGACTGGAGAGTACCTACCCTCGGACAAAGACAGGCAAGTCGGGCTCGGAATGCTTGGCTTGGCCAACCTCCTCAGACGATACAATGTAACGTATGATAAATTTGGAGATGCTTTATTAGCAGTTAACCATAACATGCCACATGAAGCAGGCCATGCATTAGATATATCATATGCTTTAAAAGAGGGTATAGAAGGAGCTACATATATAGCAAAGAGAAATAGAATGGTACGTGCCTTTGCAATAGCACCTACTGCCTCATGTTCTTATAAGAGTGAGGACTTGGATGGCTTTACTGCCACGCCAGAAATTGCACCACCCATAGCTCGGAGTGTGGACCGTGATAGCGGCACATTCGGAGTAGAACATTATGATTATGGTGATGTAGAAATCGCCAGTGAAGTTGGTTGGGATGCTTACAAGAAAGTGGCAGATCAATTGATGATAATGTTAAATAACACGGGACTTCTTCACGGCTATTCATTTAACAGCTGGAGTGATGTCATTACTTATGACAGAAACTTTGTGGAAGAGTGGTTACTATCACCCCAGACCTCCCTCTACTACAGCCTTCAGGTAATGAGCGATACACAGGATAAGACAGATGCGTATGCAGCATTAGATAAAGCCGAAGTCGATGATTACTTGCAGGACATTCTCGGTAATGCCGAGCCGTTAACCTGCGATTGTCAAGAATGAGAAAACATCCCTATGATAAATTATTAGACCGCAAGAGAAAGTGGTCACCAGTTAAACCCACCAAAGGCGAGGTAAAGAAAGGTGCGGAAGAAACCGTCAAACGTGCTCTCTCAATACGTCATATGGAGCTCCCTGTTGGAGCATTCATTACTGAAGCATTGGAGAAGAGTGTTCCCGATAATGCCAGAAAACTCCTTGAATCAAATGTTAAAGATGAGGAAAGGCATGATCTCGCATTGGGATATATAGCCGATGTACATAATGTAAATGAAAAAGATGAGAATGAGGGGAAGTTATTAAGAGATGCATGGATTAACCATCCCGACCATACCCTTCTTAAGGGACTTGTCGCAGAAAGAGCTATCTTCTTTGTTCTTCTCCCTTTCTTTAGGTTTAATGGCGATGCTGCTTTACGTACAGTATCGGCAGATATCAGCCGCGACGAACAGATCCATGTCGGATGTAATACTCTTGTATGTCATGAGTTGGGCTTATCTGCTTCTCCTTCTTTGGATAAACTTAGGAAGGCCACCATTAACTGGGTATTAGAACCACTAGGTATAAATACTTACGATAAATATTTAGACAAAAATTTTTGGCTGGATGCGAGTGATCGCTTAATGTATGAAGGTAAAGCTCCAAGCTTTTCTGAGACACAGCGAGCCCGTATGCCAGCGTTCTTCGAGCATTCTAATGTCAATCTCCCTAAATACGCTTAAGCTTCACAACGAAAGAGTTGATGAGTTGTTTAAGAAAGTTGAGGATAATTTTAAATGGAATCCTGTTCACCCTAAAGAACCAATTGAATCAATCATGTATCGCGCTGGTCAAGCCAGCGTGGTAGAATATATACGAAACCTATTAGAGGAAGAAAACTAATGTGTGTAGGACCACTTAAGCCACCCCCAATGCCATCGCCTCCGCCACCACCAAAGCCAATGGCACCAGCTCCAACAGTTAAGGCGGCTGCACGAGGAGCAGAATTTGTAGAACCAGAAAAAATAAAAGATGAAACTGATCCTAATGAAAAGATAGAGACTAGGAAAAAGAAAGCTCTTGAAATTCAAAAAGTAAAAGAAGGTGTTAAAACATTCTCAGCTATAGATTCTAAGTCAATGCCACAAAGTCCACAAGGAGGGGTAACTTTACCAGATTAATATGTGTTTAATGGGTCCGATACCTCAAGCATTGGGAATGCCAGAAACACCAAAAGCTGCTCCAATAGAACCCGGACCAGCTTCACCTGATGATATGGTAAACAATCAGAAAGTTGAGAATATCAGTGATAGATCTCAGCAAGACAAAATGCGCAATGCCAATAGAGGTCAACATACAACAGCTCAAACAAGTAAATACTAATTATGTGTACAATGTTAGCAGGAGGTCTTACAGGTTATGGTATTGGCCAAGCAAATGCACAAGCTCAAGCGGCAAATAAGAGATCCGCTCAAAATATAACTAATAATTATTATGGTAGTGAAGAATCAGAAACCAATAAAGATTTACTGAAAACCAAACCCAGTAAAACAAATCAGGTATACTAATGAAAGCACGTGATAGATACACTCAACTCACAAGAGGTAGAACACAGTTCCTTCATACCGCTGTTGAGTGTTCAAGATTAACGTTGCCTTATTTAATTCAAGAAGATTTAAGTTCACGTCCTGAGCACCAGAAATTACATACACCTTGGCAATCAGTTGGATCTAAATCAGTTGTGAACTTAGCAGCAAAGCTTATGCTTGCACTGCTACCACCACAAACTAGTTTCTTTAAATTACAAATTAGAGATGATAAACTAGGAACTGAAATAGATCCATCAGTTAAAAGTGAATTAGATTTATCCTTTGCTAAAATGGAAAGGATGGTCATGGATTATATCAATGCTTCTAGTGATAGAGTAGTTTTACACCAAGCATTAAAACATTTAATTGTAGGTGGAAACGCATTGATATTTATGGGCAAGAAAGGTCTAAAAAATTATCCCTTAAATCGTTACGTAGTTAATCGTGATGGTAGTGGATACATTTGTGAGATCGTAACTAAGGAACTAATAAGTCGGAGGATTCTGCGCGAAGATCTGCCAGAAGCCATGCCTTTAATCGCCCCAAACTCTGCGGGAGATGATGGCCATAAGACAGGATCAGATGACCAAGACGTTGAGGTATACACCTACGTCCGAAAGGATGAGTCAAGTGGTCGGTGGGTTTGGCATCAGGAAGCATTTGATAAAATAATTCCGGGAAGTCGCAGCACCGCACCCAAGAACACAAGTCCTTGGTTAGTGTTAAGATTTAATACAGTAGATGGAGAAGATTATGGACGCGGTAGAGTCGAAGAATTCTTAGGTGATATACGTTCACTTGAAGGATTATCTCAAGCCCTTGTAGAGGGTTCCGCTGCTGCCTCTAAGGTAGTCTTCCTAGTCTCCCCTTCATCAACTACAAAACCTAAAACTATAGCTGACGCTGGTAACGGAGCAATCATACAGGGTAGACCTGATGATGTTGGTGTTATACAGGTAGGAAAGACAGCTGATTTTAGAACAGCGCAGGAACAGATGATGAATCTGGAGAAGCGTATCAATGAAGCGTTCCTTGTACTACAAGTCAGACAGAGTGAGAGAACAACTGCAGAAGAGGTACGCCTTACGCAGATGGAATTAGAACAGCAACTCGGTGGGCTCTTTAGCTTACTCACAGTTGAATTCTTAGTACCATATTTAAATAGAACCTTACATATATTACAACGTACCCAACAACTACCTAAGATACCAAAAGATTTGGTAAGACCTGAGATAGTAGCAGGTGTTAATGCTTTAGGTAGAGGACAAGATCAACAAAGTCTTGTTCAATTTATAACTACTATTGCACAAACAATGGGGCCAGAAGTTATGGCTAAATTCCTTGATGCTAGTGAGTATATTAAACGACTTGCTGCAGCTCAAGGTATAGATGTCTTGAATCTTGTTAAGTCTGCAGAGACTATGGAACAAGAGAAGCAAGCACAGATGCAGCAAATGCAACAGCAAGAACTGCTTAAGCAAGCTGGACAATTAGCTGGAACACCTATGGCTGACCCAAGTAAGAACCCTGCAATGGGTAGAATGTTAAACGACGGATACGATCAATTATCAGGACAAAATGACAGCAAAACCATCCCGCCCGACGAGGGTGAAACAGAAGAAGCCCTCCCTACCGAAGGTTTCGAAACCTGAATCATTAGATGAATCAGAAATAGCTAAACCTACTGCTTTCACTTCTAGAGCTAACATAGGTAAAGATCCTGAGTTAGTAGAAACAGTAGGTTTAGGTAACCTAAAAGTAACCACCGCTAAAGGAATAAAGAATGACAGAAAAGCTGACGTATGACCCCACACCTGCTGATGCCCCTGAGTTCACTGAAGATGAGCAGGACTCTATTGCAGTAGCAGAGAAATTAGGTGAACAAGAATCAGAACTATTAGCTGGTAAGTATGAGAATGCGGAACAGTTAGAAGAAGCATACCTTGAACTTCAAAAAAAATTAGGTTCTCAAGATGAAGATACTGAGGTAGATACACTAGACGAGCCAGAAGAAGAAGTGAGTGCTGGTGTATCTTTAATAACAGATGCTTCCAATGAATACTATGCTAATGAAGGACAGTTATCAGCAGAGACAATGGAAAAATTTGGTGAAATGAGTAGCCAAGATCTTGTCAATGCCTTTGTTGAAATCCAAACTAAAAACCCGCAACTTGCTCAACAAGAATCTCCTGATCTTACTGATGCTGAAATGAATACTGTATATAATTCAGCAGGTGGAGAAAAAGCGTATGAAAGTTTAGTCAATTGGGCAGCTGATAATTTATCACAAAATAAATTAGACGCTTTTAATACGATTGTAGATCAAGGAAATGCAACAGCTATACAAATAGCAGTAGCAGGTATGAAATCAGAATATGAAAATACTGAAGGTTATGAAGGTAGAATGCTAACAGGTAAGGCTGCTGCATCTTCAAGAGATGTATTCCGTAGTCAAGCTGAAGTAGTAGCTGCCATGAATGACATTAAGTATGATAGAGATCCTGCATATCGTCAGGATGTATACGATAAATTAGAAAGATCTAACTTACAATTTTAATTATGTCAAAAGCTTATGATCCATCGGCACGTGCAAATGCCATGGTGGTAAAATACAAAGTCAATGCAACTGGTGATCGTTGGTTCATACCTTATAATGACAATGGTACCAAGGTTGCACAAGTAGCACAGTGTAGTAAGGTAGTAGGTAATACTGCTGATGCTTCTGTAGCTGGAGCGGAGTCAACCTAATGGCTAAAAAGAAAAAAGATCCTGAAGCACCTTATTCAGATAATCCAACTCCCGGAAAACCCGGTTGGAATATAGCTAAAGGTAACAAGAAAAAGAAATTAAAAACATGTCCTCCCGGACATAAATTAGTAAAAGGTAAATGCGTCCAGAAGGGCGTAGGACCAGAATACAAACCTTAATTCTAATGACAACAGCCACACTAACTAAACCATATCTAACTAATTGGAATAGCTTCTGTGACTGGGTTACAAGTACCGACAACCGACTATACGTTGGTTGGTTCGGTGTCCTTATGATCCCTGCACTACTAACAGCAACGACATGCTTTATTATAGCATTCATTGCAGCTCCTCCAGTTGACATAGATGGTATACGTGAACCCGTAGCTGGCTCACTTTTATATGGAAACAACATCATCTCAGGGGCAATCGTCCCGTCATCTAACGCAATCGGTCTTCACTTCTACCCAATCTGGGAAGCTGCAACCCTCGACGAATGGTTGTATAACGGTGGACCATATCAACTCATTGTGTTCCACTTTCTC